GAATCCTCCACCTGTGTATAGCTAATATTGGCCAAAATACCATTGGCCAGTATTGCATTTAACTGACTGATTGCCGCAAGCATTTGCGGATCAGTAGCAGGCTGTTGTGCCGCTTGATTCCCAAGCATTGTGCCCGCATTTCCTTCCGCAAATTGCTGTACCCCGATGGTGTGATTAATCGCATTAATCAGAGCAGGGGTATTTAGGATCCTGTCCGTATCGGGGCCACTAAACACCAGCTCGCGTTGGTTGTATTCCGACACCAAACCAAGACCGGGGATAAACGTAGGAGAACTATAAATACCCGTGTTCCCCGGAGAAACCTTTGCATGATAGTTGCGGCCATCCTTTGCGCCAATCACATCCAGGTAGTTTCCTGAAGCAAATTGCATAGAAGCCACAGAAGCCACAAGACCGCCAACCTGTGCCATAAAACCTATAATTAAAGGAATGTTCGCAGGGAAAGGTGCCGCGGCAGCTGTTTTTGCTTTTCCTTCCTCTATTTTCATGCCGATAATTCCTAAAGTACGTGCCTGTTCCTCCAGAGCCATAGCTTTTTCTGCAATCATTGCAGCTTTATGCGCTGCCGTTTGTTCTCCGAACACATTTTTAACAATACCTAAAGAATCTTTCCATTGCTGACGTTTTTTATCATGCGCTTTGTCATCTAAAGCGGCAATCCGGTCATTGTATTCTGACTGAGAGATTTCATTTCTCGCAAGCATATCCGCCAATAATTGACGCTGATATTCATCCGTTTCCTCATACATCCTTCGCTTGTATTCTTCCTCAAGAAGAGCCTGGGCTAGTTTAGGATTAGAAGCAAGCGCAAATTCATCCATTGCTTCTACATCTTCCTCTTCTGCCGCTTCCGGTTCCTCAGGATTTTCTTCCAGCCAGCGATTTTTTTGCTTGCGCCAGATCATTTGTTCCAATTGCCATTCCTCAAATGTCTGCCCTCTATTGTTGCGTACTTCTTTATTGCCGCCTCCTCCGTTACCAGCAGCCGGATCAGGATTTATATAATCCGGATTATCCGTCACAAACTCCATTAAGGCTTCTTTCTGAGCCAGTAAATTTTTCTCCTCTTCCCGTAAATTGCTGATCGCATCCGAAGCGTTTTTATAGACCATTGACGAAACATCGCCAAACGACATCATGCTATTTTTCGCCTTCTGAAAAAATGTAAGTTCTGCCCCATTCGCCTGAAGGTCCAAGAGCTTTTTTTCAATCTCAACAAGCTTATCATAAGCAGCCTGAGCCTTTGCTTTTTGCTCAATTGCAGCAATATATTTTTCAATCGCTGTAGTTGCTTTATCCGTATTGATTGTTTCAAGATCAAGATTCCCAAGGTATTCAGGAGAAATATCCCGGAGTTTTTGAATCGCAGCCAGCCTGTCTTCTTTCGATTTTGTTTCATCCTTAGCCACCTTTAGCAAGGCCTGAAGCTTCACTTTTTCATCAGCCACAGCTTTAAGCCCGGCATTCTTCACCTCATTCATTGCCTTTTGCGCCGCCGCAGCCTCATCCAGTTTTCGCCTATAGGTTGCCAGGTATACAATAAGAGTAGCCACAGCAGTAGCAATAAGCGCATAAGGGTTGAGTTTTGTGGTCAGGTTAAATAAGCGCATTGCCGCCGTTGCCCGAATTGTGTTTCCGGTTAAAAGTGCCTTTGCAGCCGCATATAATAAAGTCCCTGATCTTAAAGCAGCAGTCCAAATAACTTGAGCTTTGCTTAAAACTAAACCAATGCCTTTTGCACTATTATGACGGGTTTCCCATAAAACAGCAATTTTAGTCGCAGCAGTGTAAGTTGGTATTGCCACAGCAGCAGCAATAATAATTCCCCGGTATTCATTAAATATTTTAATCCCCGCCATTATTGCCTTTACCAGATAGGAAAAAGCATTTGTACTGAATGTCATTGCAGGGGCAAGCTTTTCCCCCAATTCGATCGCAATAAGGGCAAAACGGTTTTTGGCCTGGGCAAGTTTTGCAGCATTATTGTCCGTGTTTTTTGAAGCCTGCTCAATCGCGATATTGGTCCCCGTAACAGCATTCGTATAACGGATAATATCTTTTCTGTTCTGAACCAGTAGTTCACCCATTTTTGCATGCTCAACACCAAAAAGATCCGTAGAAGAAGTACCGGATTGGTACATTTTTTCAAGCTCCATGATGGCGCGGTTTAGATTAAAAACGCCATTCACATAACCAATCCCTTTTGCCTTCATTTTTAACAGCACTTTATCAAAGCTATTCCCCGCCATTTCAGCACGCGAATAAGAAGGGGCAATGGCCTCAATCGCACCGGTAGCTTCCTCAATCTGAATGCCCATTAATCGGGCAGTGGTACCGGATTTTTCATAAGCCTTTGTGAGATAAGGGATATCTGCCGCACCCTCTTTAGATCCCGCAGCCATGGCATTTATTATTCGATCCGAATCTGAAGCCTCCATTTTAAACTGGTTCATGGCCATTGTTAGTCCGGCAACAGCAGGTTCCAGATCAGACTTTGCCGCCTCGCTCAGGATAATAGCATCCAGGGTTACATCATGCAGCGCTTCCTTATTCTTAAGCAGCTCAGGCCGCTGACTACCTACTTTTGTATATGCATCCACAATCGCATCAGCAGACTGCTTAATCCGGATATTGCCCTCAACCGTATCAATAGAAGTTTCTTTGGCTTTTTTGCTTAACCAATCCAGCTCTTTACCCATGAGTCCGGTGAGTGCAGAAAGATTATCAACACGTTCCTCAAAATTATTGGCCATATCGATCAGCTTACGAAAGCCGATAAAAACACCCGCAAAAGTAGCCGCCCACATCGAAAGCAAACCAAAATAGCGATTAAAATTATCCGCCATTTTGCCAATAGAAAAATGAGTTTTCACAGCAGTTCCCCGCAGTTCTTTCATGCGGTTTTTGACAGCAGTCAATTGTTTGTCCAGTTTTTTATATTCCGGCAATCGCGGATCCATATGCCGCATCATAAGATTCAACTCACGCTGACGGTTTGTGAGCTCCTTTAAGGAAAGCCCGGTGATGCCAATCTTCTCAAGCACATTATCATATTGCTGCTGAACCGTTTTTAAGCGTTTTGATTTCTCAATAAACTCCTGAGAACCTTCCGGGAGTTTTTTCAGTTCCCTTTTCAGCTTATTGGCTTCATCAGTCAGCTTGCGAAGGGATACCCTGCTTTGGTCATTATTCACAACAATTTCGAGTTGTAGCCTGTCTATTTTTAAGCTCATAATTTAATCTCAGATTTTTGACGGTCAAGGATTCTTTGCAGCCTGGTTTTTTCATGCTCTGTAAATTCAGAACCCAAAACACCAAGCAGTCTATTGATGGAACCATACACATTGCGCGCATACCAGCGCGTATCTTTTTTCTTTTTGCGTTTGCGATTGGAGCGCAAACCAAGGATATCGCGGTTGGCCTGTTTGCTGTCCCAGATGTTTTCGTTTTGGCTTTTTTTATGGAAGTTGATTTCGATGAAACGGCCATAAGCAGGGAAGGAGAAAAGCAGGACAGGATCGATTCCGTATTTACTTACACGATAATCAATGCCCGACATAAGTTTTTCTTTATCGATGAGCTTTTTATTCTGAATATCATCAATAAGCAGATCAGCAAGATATTCCCCGTGTTGATCAAGTACTTCCTCGATGAAAGCAAGCTCCAATTCATTATATTTTCCTTCGCTCATAAAGCGAAAGTAGGAAGGTAGAGAGGGCGTAAAAAGGACAAAAAAAGCCCGCTGAAGCTTCAGCGGGCAATGTTTTAGTTTAGTTCTTCAGGTTTTTCAACCTCGTAAAAGACTTCAGGATCTGGTTCTGCAGTAACAAACTGATCGTTATCGACCAAGACCAAATAATCGGCTACAAGGCCGCTTCCTTTTTGAAATTGCCATAAGGCTTCTTCATCTATATCATTTACGGGAATTCTATTTCTGAAATATTGTGACATAATATTTTATTTAAAAGGTGGAATGAAAACGGAATAATTTTTATACAGAATACTTAATGCTTCGGCACATTTATCAATTTCGCCAACATCATATTCTGACACATCAAATTTGATGCGCGTTAATAAAACGATGGTCTGAGCAAAGACATTTAAGTCATCTCTGATATACGCCCCATCATTCTCTTGTTGTCCGGCAATAAACTTAAGCATATCAGCAGTAAGTTTTGCGCCATTGACAACATGTACCGTTTGGATATCATTATCACACATGGCTACTCCTTTCCGGTATCGGGAAAGCCTCTTCAAAATTCAGTTTTAACTGGTCTGAAAAATCAACACCTAATGCACGGCAAACAGGTTTGATTGGAATTCGTTTTTCACCATTTTTGATGATGGTGATTTCTGTGTTGTTAATTTTTGCTACGGTTTGTAGCGTGTAACGTTGTTTTGACATGATAGAAAAGATTTAAAGGAAGTTCGGTGCTGTCAGGCACAACGCGCCACGTGAATGGAGGAGGCCCCGGTTCCTTACGGTTTACCGACACCGAACTATAAGGTAAATAATGAATTGACTGATACATAACGTGACTTTGAGTTGTTTCGACCCTACAAAGATAATTAGAAAACATTAAAAGTCAAGAAGAAAATAAAAAATCCCTCAGAAGAGAGGGATAGATGAATTAATTACGATAAGTTTTTTGATGCCGTTCTTACAGCTAGAAATCATAATCTTTGTTGTAATTATCTATGTATTTAAAAAGGTCAGTAGCATAACCATTTAGGCTTTTATTTGTTTCATGTAAAACACTTAAACGTTTCATCCAATCAAGCATGTCAGCATCGGTTACTGGATAAAGTATCGTTATTGGTAAATTATACGAATTGGCAATCAAGTTGTAATTTGAATCCCATGTGTAATTTGTGAATGTATAGTTCAAATATTTGGTTTCAACTTTTAAGGAATTATCGTGTAGGGTGAAAACTAAAATATGGTTGCAAATAGTTTCTTCAAGTGGATCCTTAAATAACCTATTAATTCTTTTGATGTTGTAAAATTCAAAATATCCTTTAACAATAATTTTTCCTGATTCAAAATCCTGATAATGCATAACAGTTTCAAGGTTGCCATAGTTTATTGCGCACCATTCAAGTACTCTATTGTATATAATCCGCTTGGAAAGCTCAGGAAATACTTGAATCCACTTAAAATCAATCTGATTGGTTTCTGCATTATAAGGAAGGTCTGGATAGCCTTCAACACGCTTTAGAATATCGTTCCATTCCTTCGCCATTTCAAGATAAGTGATCTCATCGAAATCTTTTTGCTGATATCGTTCAGTTAGGCGTTTTTTTTCGGCTTCGGCTGTTTGGCCATAAAGCCCGATGCTATATGTAAGCATTAACAGGGTAGATAGTGAAAATGATGTAGCCATCTATAAGTAAACTTGATTCGATAAAACTACAAATTATTTTTCTTTCCAACAATCCTGTTTTTCTCCATTGTTCTGAAGCCTGTATATCCGGCATATCCCACGCCAAAAGTAACCCACAATCCTTCCGGGAGTGATGAGAGCCAGCTCTTCATGCCTGCGGCAATAGATGTGGCCATATCGGGATTAAAAGCCGCAAGTATCCCCATCGGGATGGAAAAGAGAATCAATGCGTACATAACATACATAAAGCTAGGCCGAGCTCGGCTTGTCCAGGGATCTTTACTCTGAGCCTCTGCCAGCATCACGCTCATTTTCTGCTCCACATCCTTCAGCTGGCCCTCCTGCTGTTGTTTTAGTAGCTCTATCTTCAGCTGTGCCGCTTCATTTTTATCCGGGAAAAGCTTATCGATTAAGCTTCCCCCGAGGTTTAATAATCCCTCAATCATAACAGCTCCCTATATGTTATCCAAACATCTTCCCCGGCCTCCAAAGCGGCTAATACTTGAGGATAAAGCCTCTTGTATGCGTTGCCGCTTGCACCCACAAAGCCCTTCATTTTGCCCAGGTTGCTTGTCGCAGTTTGTCCAACAAGCAAGCATCCGGCAGTGTCATCCTCATCATTCCCGATGTGGATCAGGACATATTGAAAATTAGGGACATCAGTAATATGCAGCATCCCTTTATGCCAGGAGCCATATTTTTTGCCGTAGCGATTGTGAAAACCGCCAGTTTTGCGCAGTTTTACCCGATACCGACCTTCCGGTATTCTGGTTTCGCCCATCACCTTTACGGTTCTTTTTTCATCCTCCAGCGTGAAGCATTCAAAAGCACCATTCACGCGCAGGATCCCTAAAGTATCATCATTCGATGAAGAAAATCTAATTACCTCTAATTCCATAACTTATGATTTTTTAAATTGTCCATTCGTATCAAATTCCTTAAGCCGTTTCAGCAACCAGGTCGGAACCCATTTCGGGTTAATCGCTCCAAGGTTCTCCAGGATACTTATAGCTTCCTTTACTAGCAAAGCAGAATACGCCAGATTATCCGCCCAGCTGAACAGCCCGATACTTTCCCCGTCAATAGTAAAATGACTCAGCACATGAGCAATAATAAGTACACTCATATAGCTGATGATCTTCATCAGGATACGGCCAAAAGCACTACTGCTAATCTGTTTGTGTTTCCAATACTTAATGATTCCGGTGATCGTATCAAATAACATTAGGATCACCAGAAAACGAAGAAATTCCCAATCGCAAAAAGCGTATTTTTCGAGGAACTCCAGCAGAGGCGTAAAAACAGCAGCCAGTGTAAAGGTGTAGAATTGCTTTGTCATAATTAATATCCCATTGTTTTGACCTTGAAACTTACGCTCCAACCATCGTGACCCATGAAATTTCTTTCCGGATCGGTATGAAATGAGTTTAGGTCGATTTTGTCAAATATATCATGAAAGGGAGCCTCTTCATCCTCGCGCTGATTACGCAAATCCTGTTTGATCTGTGCCGTAACATCCATCATCATATTCATATAGCTCATCCGGCTGGCATAGTCACCCATTTCTTCCGTTGGCATTAGAATGAAAAACAGTATCAGGTTTATTTCCCCATAATTATCCTCATCCCTGGCGTCCCCTTTGCTGCTGGGGATTACAACAGCCGCAAAAGGATAGCTCTCTTGTTTCAGGTCTTCAAAAACATCGCGTAAATCGTTTTGGTTAATGACCATAGAGGAATCATTCACCTTCTCAAATTTAAGGGCGAGGTACTCAGTCCATTTCGTAAGTTTGCTGAAAAGGATCATCTTTTTTGCCGTTTATAGGTTTCCAATTGAATTTTTCTTTGATGGTATAAATAGACCAGAATATCATAAAGCCCCTGATTGGAAGCCTTCTCGATATCGCCCCAGATGCCCGCTTCAGCAATCTTAAAGAGTAAGCCGGAGATTCCGGTGCCGGTATCGATGGGTTCATCACCGGGGAAGCTTTTGTATAAAATTGAAAGGTCGATTGTATTGCCCTCCACTTCAATTTTGGCAGACTGAAGAAATTCCAGACAGCTCCAGAAAAACAGATACACAGCATAGCGCTCCGCCTCCGGCCATTTTGCAATCCTTGGAAGCTGGAGCAAAGCCTTGGTTTTATCCCATTTTTTACCCCTATAATAGAGCGCAGCAATCAATTCATTCAGGCAATCCGGGCTGTGGCTTAGGTTAAACTCACGAAAAGCCACATAAGCATCCTTATACTGTTGGAAGCTAATATCCTGAAGAGCATCCGCCGGGCCATTCAGGCCGTGTAATTTAGGCAGTGGATTGCATACAAAACCATGCATAAAGCGCACAAGGGTTTTTCCATCCTTCGTTTCCTCTTCCTCAATCAGAAAATTGATGAGTTGATCAGCAAGTTCAGCCACATTAGAACAGATATAGGCTTTTTCCTCCACCTTCAAACGGCGATAAATGTAGCGGTTTACATTCACATCCATAAATCGCAAAAGCATATGTTCACGCAGTTCCCGGGGAGCGATTAGTCCGGCCTGAACTTTTAAAAAAAGTTCAGCGAAAAAGACAAAATCCTTGCCGCTCATCTCATCAACGCAGGAAGGTATTTCCTTGCAGTATTTTGCTTCCGGGATCTCGATCAGGTTCATAAGCGTACAAATTTTGTATCAGGATCAATCCTGAGCTGTTCAGGAGCTTCATAATCTTCATCAATAGCCTCTTTGGCAAGTTTGGCAAGATGTTGCTCCAAATGTTTCATTTCCTGTTTTGCATCATCACGAAGAGAAGCAATGAGCTCACGGCGTATACTTAAATCAAATTCATGCTTCACTTTTGCAGTGAATTTATTGCTGAAATAATCCTGAAATATGCCATTGGGCATAATATTGATTGCAAGCCGCTGCACAGCAGTAGACATTGAATATAAAGCCAATGGAGGCCGGATTAATTCGATCAGTGTTACATCGGCATCAGTAAGCTCATCCCCATCAAGGATTTTCTCCTTGAGACTGCTTAGAATCTCAGTAGTGATTGTTGCACCAATAATTTTGCGTTGATTCTCCAGGATAAACGGCAGGATGGTGATATAAAAGCGACGGGATTTTTCAATTGGAAAAATTGAATCAAATAATTCCGCAGAGCTGATCAGGGCCTCTTTACTTAATTTGTAGGCATTACTGCCTCCCCAAGTTTCACCAATTGCATTAACCGGATCCGTTTT